CCCCCGGAATGTCCGCTCTCGCGCGCGACCTGTGCGAAAAAACCGTAATAATCGCCATTCTCGACGAGTGAGGCCGCAACGATGCCGCCACGCCGCCCGGCTGAGGCCCGGCCAGAGAGTGCTCCGGCCGCCCACACGGGCCCCCAGAGCGCCACCACCACCGAGGGGCAGCCCCCTGCTCCGACGCCTGTGCAGGCCTCAACCCCCATCGGCGGCAAGCGCAGGCAGACCCTGCTTGCACACATCGCCGAGTGGGAGCGCGACCTGGCCGAGTTCGAGGAGCGCGGCGGGCACGACCGCGACCGGCTGGCCTTGCGGGGCAAGTTGCACGCGGCGCGGGACGAGCTCCACCGCTACGACATTGCCGCCACGCTGGCGGCCGAGAGCGACGTCGAGCGCCGCCTGCTCATCCAGATGCGGGAGGCCGTCGCCGCCGGGAGCCACGTCGCAGCGGGGGCAGCCGAGCGCCAGCTGCAGGAGGTCCGCGCCGCCCGGCTGGCCCGTGAGCAGGCCGAGGCCGAGGCTCTGGCCGCGCGCGTCGACCCCGCCGCCGCCGTGGCCAAGGTCGTTGAGCAGCTGCAGCAGTTCCCCGACCACCTGCGCCGCCAGATCGCCGACGCCCTCGGCGCCACCGTGCATGTCCACAGCGACCCGCCGGTCCTCGCCATCGTGCCACCGCCCGACGACGACGGGGGCAGCCACCACGCCCAGCCCAGCGGCCGTGGGCTGTCCCGCCCGCGCCGGGTCATCGGTGCGCCGTGACGCTGAGCCTCGGGCCTGAGGTCTGGGCGGCGCTGGCGGCGCTGGACACGGCGCGGGCGGCGCTGGAGCGCGACCCCCTGGCGTGCTTCAAGGGCACGCCGCCGCAGGTGGCCTTGTGGAAGAGCAAGGCGACCCGCGTGCTGCTCAGGACCGGGAACCAGGTCGGAGGCAAGACCACCGCCGCCTGCGTGTTGGCGCTGTGGTACGCCACGCACCGGCACCCCTACCGCCGCACGCCGCCCGGGCCTGTGCAAATCCTTTTCGTCTGCGTGACGTGGACGCAGTCGCTGGCGATCCAGGCCAAGCTCTGGGGGCTGTGCCCAAAAGACGCGCTCAAGCCCGGCCAGAGCTACGACCCGACCACCGGCCTCGGCACCAAGGCGCCCGCGCTTGAGTTCCGAGATGGGTCGGTGATCCATATCAGGACGGAAAACCAGGGCGCCAAGAACCTCGCCGGCTCGACCTTGCATCTCGTCATCTACGACGAGCCACCCAAGAGCCTCCGCCTCTACGGCGAGCTTGAGCGGCGGCTGACCCGAACCGGAGGAACGTTCGTCTTGACCATGACACCCGTAAACGCGCGCATCGACTGGCTCAAAGATATGGCAGAAGCTGGCCAAATCGAAGACCTGCACTTCCGGGCGACCCCCGAAAACTGCCGCCTTGAGGACGGGACCATCCTCACGGTCCCCGACCCCGAGACCGGCGAGGTCGTCGCAATGGACGCCGACTGGATCGCTGAGCAGCGCGCCAAGGTCGCCCCGCACGAGGAGCCCGTCGTCATTGACGGCGAGTGGGAGATGCGCGCGACCGGCCGCATCTTCGAGGGCTGGGACGCCTCCCGCATGGCTGTCCCCGGCCTGATGAGCGCACAGGTGGGCCCCGGTGAGCGGCCCGTCGACCTGTGCTTGGGTATCGACTACGGCGACGACCGGCTGCGGACCGCGGCGGTGCTGGCGGCGATCTACACGGACCCGGGTGGCGACGAGCGCGAGACGCGGGTCTGGGTGATCGGCGAGTACTGCCCCGACCGCGCGACGACGACGGAGCAGGACGCCGAGGGCGTGCTCGGGATGCTGTCGGCGCTGGGGCTGCGGTGGTCGGACCTGACCTGGGCGCACGGCGACAAGAAGCTCACCGACGCCAGCGGGCGAGAGACGAAGAAGAGCAACGGCCTGATGGGCGGGGCTTTGGCCCGGGCCCTGGGGCACCGCAGCGGCATCCTCAGCCCGCCCCTGCATGGGGCCAAGCGCGTGCCGGGCGTGGGGCGCCTGGGTCGCGACGGCGCCCTCTGGCCGAGCGTGCGGTGGCTGACGGGGCTGATGCTCCGCGGGCAGTTCTGGGCTGACCCCAGCTGCAGCCAGGTCATCACCGCACTCGAGACCTGGGACGGCACCGAGCGGCACAAGAGCAAAGACGCCCTCGACGGGCTGCGCTACGCTCTGGTGCGCTACTGGGCCGGGGCGCGCCGCCGCGCTGCCGGCGCGCCGGCTAAGCTCTGGTGACGCCCCTGAGCCCCGAGGCTGACCCCATGCTTCTCCCCGCGCCGCCGACCCTGCCGCCCTACGGCCGCCCAACGCCCGAGGTGGAGCACACCCGCTTGCGGCTGCGCCTCCTCGACGGCCACGCGCTCGACGACGTCCGCGCCTACATCCTGTCGCGGGTCGGCCCCACGCGGTCGGCGGCCTGGGGCATCCCCAGCCGCAGCGTCTGCCCGCTGGATGACCTCGCCTCCGCCGTGTCCGTGCTCTACACCCACGACCCCGGCCTCAGCCACGCCGTCGGCGCCGAGGGGCGCGCCTTCGTGGTCGATGACGTCGTCGAGCGCCTGCGGATCAGCGGGACGTGGCAGGCGGCCGCCGAGGCGCAGCGCTTGACGGAAGCGCTCAACGAGTGCGCGCTGCACTACGAGCTCGACGGCGGGTCGATCCTCTGGCGCGTCGTGACGCCGGACCTGCTTGAGGGGCTGCCCCAGCCCGGCCGCCCCGGCGAGCCCGCGCTGCTGCGCGAGTGGCGCCCGCGCGACCTGAACGGCGAGATCAGGTGGTGCGCCGACGAGTACGACGTCCGCGACCCAGCCGCCCCCAGCTTTCGCGTCGTCGACGAAGACGGGCTCGACGTGACCGCCCAAACTCTGGGGCTGCCCCCCTCCGACGGCGACGCCCCCGGCAGCTACAGCGGCGCCGCTTACCCCTGGCGCTACAGCCCGAGCCCCAACTACCCCGAGGGTCGGCCCTTCATCCCGTACTCGCTCCGCCACGCCATCGCCGCGCCCCGCCGGCTCTTCGAGCCGTGGCGGCGGGTGGAGACCGTTGACGCCACCCTCGAAGCGTGCGCGCTGGCCACGATGACATCGCACGTGTGCACGCAGGCCAGCTTCCCCCTCACCTACGCCGTCGCCTGCCGGGTCGCAGCTGAGCAGATCACCGCCAGCGACGGCCGGGTCATCGCCCGGGCCCCGACGCTTGACCCTGCCGTCATCCATGAGCTCGAGGCCACCGAGCCGGGGGTTCAGCCGTCGATTGAGGTGGTGCGCAACGAGACCGACCCGCTGATGCTCCTGGAAGTCGCCGAGCGCATCACCGCCCGCTGCGCGCAGGCGTGGGGCCTCGGCCCGAGCGACATCCAGCGCACCGCCGCCGACAGCCGCAGCGGCGTCGCCCTCGCGGTCTCCAACGAGGGTCGGCGCCGAATGCAGGCCTCGCGCGCCCCAATCTACCAGCCCCACGACGAGCGCATGGTCGGCAGGATCTGCGCGCTCCTGAACCGGGCCGCCGTCGCCGGCATCACCGACCGCCCCGAGTCGGGCTGGACCGTCAGCTACACCCTGAGCCCCCTCAGCCCTCAGGAGCGCGCCCAGCGGCAGTCCGAGGCCGCCGACCTCTACGACCGCGGCCTCATCACCCGCGCCGAGATGCGCGCGATGATCCTGGGTGAGAGCCCGGCGCAGGCCGCCGCGGCCCTCGCAGTCGTCGCCGCCGAGCGGCTGACCCCCTCCACCTCTGCGACCACCACCCCGTAGGAGCCGACCATGACCACCCCCGACCCGACCCAGGGCCAGCCCGCAACGGCTGCCGCTGCACAGCCCCAGGGACAGCCCGCCCCCCAGGGGCAGCCCCACGCCCCGGAGCGCGACCCGGACAAGTGGATCCCGCTGAGCCGCTTCAACGAGGTCAACACCGCGGCGCAGGAGGCCAAGGCCGCGCGCGCCGCCGCCGAGGCCCGCGCTACTGAGCTCGAGCGCAAGGTGGGCCGCCTCGAGCTGCGCGCCGACCTCGGTATCGACGACGACGACGACGCCGACCGGGTCCGCTCCGCATACGAGGCCGACCACGCTGACGTCAAGCCCGAGAGGCGCCCCAGCGTCCGCGACTGGCTCAAGGCGGAGGGCAGCCTCGACAAGCTGCCACGGTCCATCCGCAACACCTACGGCCCGGCGTGGGTCACCCCGCAGCAGCCGCAGCCGCAGACCAGCAGCACTCCCCAGCGGCAGACCCAGGGCCAGACCCCGTCGACGAACCGCGGCGCCGTGACCGGGGCCAGCACCCCGGCCGCCCTCGAAGACAGCGCGCGCCGCACGCCCCGCCGGCCGGTCCGCTGACCTTCCGCGTCGCCCGGTGCGCTGACTTGACCCGGTCGCGCGGCCTCGCTACGATGGGGCCGCGCAGCCGCACCCGCGGCACCCCCATCGGCCCGTCGCCGTCATCGACGTAGGGGAGACAGCACACCACCCAGCCGCACCCGCGGCGTGCTTCTCTGGAGGGCCTCATGGCCATCACCTACACCGCACAGGCCGCCACCGACGGCGCGCTGCTCACCAACAAGGTCGCCTATGCGGCGATGCTGCGGGCCCTTGAGGACGGGCTGTCCCTCCTCAACCACCCCAGCATCGTCATGGCTGAGGATGTCAACGGCCCGGACTGGTACGTCGGCCTCACCCCCGGCGGCACGCTGACCATCCTGATCGACATGGTCACGCCGCTCTTCGCGTCGACAGCTGAGACCACCGACGTCTCGGCGGCCACGACCATCGACCTGACCAGCGTCACGATGTCGACCGGCGAGTATGACCTGGTCTTCGGCAGCTCCAACGAGCTCCGGCGCCGCGACCCCATTGGCCCCGGTGAGAGCCCCTACCAGCTCGACCGCCTCGCCGCGCGCATCCTCCGCAGCGCCAACTACACGGTCACCAGCGCGATCTGCGCGCTCGCCACGTCGGCAACCACGACCGTCGGCACCACCGGCACCCCGCCGGTCTGGGACACCATCTCCGAGGCTGCCGGCGCGATCATGATCGCGAGCAAGGGCGCCGCGCAGAGCGTCGTCGTGGTGCTCCACCCCGCGCAGTGGGAGTACATCCGGCGCGACCTCGAGTCCTCGACCGGCGCCCGCGCCGAGCGCCGCGAGTTTGACCGCCTGCAGGACCCGGCCGCCACCGGCTACCAGGGCACCATCGGCAAGATCGAGATCTGGACGTGCGACCGCGTGTCCGTCTCGACCGGCGACTACTCCGGGCTCATGTGGGCCGCGGGCGGAATCGGCTTGGCCATCGTGCCCCCGGGTGCCCCGAGCAACGACCAGACCGTCGCCTTCGACTCGCCCCTCTGCCGCGTCACCGAGGCGTACAACCCCGACGACAAGAGCACCC